TTCTGACTTTTGCGATATTCCCTATTGCTGCTTCTCTTATTCTACGTAGACTAGGTTATTCCTAGCTCCTATCTGAAGAGATAGATACAAAATCATGACTATAAGTCTATGAGCGCAAGCGTAGTAAAAGGTGAGCAAGAGTCTAACGGTACTATTATGCCGTTATAACCGAAATGATCTAGGACATTTGCTCTTACGAGTCAAAGCCGGTAAACATTCAAGACCATTGATAAGTTATCAGTGGACCTTTTGTCTTAGAACTAGAAAGAGCAGGGTATTCCTGCACTTAGAGGAAATTCTTCTAACTTAAATAACCAACTTTCAAAATTCTAGAATCTTGAGGTTTGAAGCTATGCTTAAAACAATGATTCGTACGAGAACTATATAGATGATTGAGTTAAATCGAAAGATTTCGACAAGCTAGTCCATGAGGCGCTGCTAAACAGCGTACTAGAACTTCCGAAGGGTCGCATTAGGCTCAGCATAGACATTTATGTACCTAATGATAGGCAGTTTCTTCTAACTGCTGAAGCACTGGATTTACTGAGTACAACACGAGTGATACGGATATCCCCTTAAGCAAGGGTGATAAGGTCCATAACACCTTTCCGTCGTAACAACTGTAAAGTACCAGTATAGCTAGTAAGTGACTGGAAAAGGGAATTCCTCCTTCTTACGCTACCAGCGAATGGTATAAAGTCTGTGCAAAACCTTAATAGGATTACACACATCCTTCATTTCGCTGCACTGTCTTCCTAAACAGAAGATACTACCGGAATGTAGCAGACTTCCTGGTTTGGAGAACAAGCTTAACGGTTGGCCATCTGACCAAGTAAAGATTCATCTGTGACGTTGTGAGTTCGGTTTACCGTTCCATAAGAAAGGCACCAGCCCTTTGCGTTTGCAAGAGCCCTCACGGGTAATCCAGAGTCGATACCGTCAGAACATAGTATAACAAACCTTCCCGGTATATCTGTGACGAGAATACTCTTCACTTCTTATTCCTTTTAAATTATTTATTTATCATAAGCTAGTAAATGGTCAACCGCAATCATGAAAATGAAAGGGTCTCCACTACTGGTAAAGATAAATGAATATTAGAGGGAACAAGAAAGTAAAAAAGATCGTTCTTGGATCCGGTGTATCGGTTAGTTATAAAAGACTATGTTCATCTCCATTAAATCGCGTATAGTCAGTTAACTGCTGAGTGCGATTGCACTCAGTACGTCCATGCAGACCTGTCAGAATTTAAACGCATCTAAGCGCCATGG